AGCCTATATTCTTAATGTTTTATACACTAAGGAAGGTATGGAAGTAACAGAGCCAGCACAGGCTAAAATGATGTTTGAAGATGAAGTTAATATAGCTGATATAGAATCGAACAACGGTGGTAGAAGTTATTCAAGAAATGTTGAAAGAATTATGAGAGAAAGATATAAGACAAATAAAACAGTCTTTAGACCATTTCATCAAAGCAAAAACAAGGCTGCTAGAATACTTTCTAACAGTACATGGGTTATGGAACATATATATTTCCCTCATAACTGGAAACATAGATTTCCTGAATACTATGAAGCCATGATGAAATATCAAAAGGAAGGTAAGAACAAACATGATGATGCACCTGATGCTACAACTGGAATTGCAGAAAAGATAAACAAAGGTGAAATCTATTCATGGGATTAGAGAGGTGAAAAAATGAAAAAGGTTATAAGAATAGAAAGATTTTTAAATGAGTTTAATATTGAATTTAATGAACCTAATACTTACTTTTTGGTATATGAAGATGGTTCAAGAACAGTTGTAAGCAAAAAAGAAGCTGACTATCAATTTGAACTTTTTCAAAATAGAAAACAAAACAATATGAAAGTTAATGTTCTTGGAACTGAATATGATGTTAATGTATTGGAAGAACCTGATGAATATATGAAAGATAATATGCTTCAAGGATATTGTGATAATACAAGTAAAATCATTGTTGTATGCCCTTATGACAATGATTCAGATGATAAAGAAAAATTAAAAGATAACATTTTAAGACATGAATTGATTCATGCCTTTTTATTTGAAAGTGGAATTGATGCAGGTACGCTATTTCACAATGAAGAATGTGTTGATTTCTTTGCAATACAATTTGAAAAGTTGGCAAAGATTTTTGAAGATGCAAACTGTAAGGGGTGATTAAATGCTTAATGCAATAAGAAAAGGAGTGAGTTGGTTGGATGCTAAGTTGAATAATCCATTAGAAGAAACAGCAAATAACTTGAAGTGGCTTGAATTAGAATTGGAAGCGTGGCTTAATTCTAAAGAACGTGAAGATCAAATAAAAGCGGATATGTATTATAGAGATATACAAGATATAGCTAAATACAAGCGTATGGCAATTGGTGAGGGTGGCGAACTTGAAGAAGTCAAGAACATGCCCAACAAAAGGACACTAGACAATCAGTATAAAAGACTTGTCAATCAGAAGGTTAATCATTTGGTTGGTAAACCTTTTGCTATCGACACAGAAGAAGCGTATTCTAAAGTATTGAGCAAATACTTTAAGAAGCGCTTTTTTAAATTGCTGAAGAGTGTTGCGAAAGATGCTAACAATGGTGGTATCTCTTATCTATACCCATACTATGATGATAATGGTGTTTTCAAGTTCAAACAATTCAAGTCATATGAAATAAAGGTGTTTTGGCGGGATGATGAACATACTGAAATAGATTTCTTTTGGCGCTATTATAAAAAGCCAGTTAGATTCTCAAATGGTCATGTTGAAGATATAGAACATCTTGAAGTGTACACAATAGAAGGTGTTAGATACTTTATCTATAAAGGTGGAAGATTGCTATATGATCAAGCAAAAGGTGAAAGAATATATAATTATCTTACTTTTGTCAAAAGCGTTGGTGGTGAAGTTGTTGAAGAACAGTCATTTCAGTTTGAAAAAATACCACTTATTCCGTTCAAACTAAATGATATAGAGCATCCATTGTTAAAGCGTGTCAAATCACTTCAAGATGGTATTAATACAATTACAACTGTATTCACAAACAATATGCTTGAAGATAGTCGTAACACCATTCTTATTATTATGAATTATGATGGTGAAAATTTAGGTGATTTCAGACATAACCTAAGCACTTATGGAGCTATTAAGGTTAGAAACACCAATGAAGAAAAAGGTGGTGTTGATACACTTCAAATTGAAGTCAATGCAGAGAATTATAAAGCAATACTTGATATATTCAAAAGAGCAATCATTGAAAATGGTGGTGGTGCTGATGTCAAGAACTTGAACAGCGGAACACCCAATCAAATGAATATTCAAAGTGCTTATTATGATCTTGAACTAGATACTAATGACACGGAAACAGAGTTTCAGGATTCATTGGAACAATTGAAGTGGTTTATTGACTTTGACATCAATCAAAACGGTCAAGGTGATTTCTTTGATGTGGATGTTGATTTCATATTCAATCGTGATATGCCACAAGATGAAACTTCAATTATTGATAATTTGGTTAAATTAAAAGGTATTATTAGTGATGAAGATATTATCAAACAACTTCCTTTTGGTGATTCTCAAAAGTTAATTGATAATATGAAGAAACAAAAAGAACAGGAAAAAGCGGAATTTAATGATTACAATGATACCTTTAATCAAATGCCCTCTAAAACTGCACAAAATACGCCACAGGGCGCTTTAAATGATGATGGTGAATAAATATGCCTATTAACAAGAAAAGCGCTGAATACTGGGCTAAACGCTTTGAACTGCTTGAAAGTGCTATGCATGATAAAAGTACTGATACCTTAAAAGAAATAGAAAGACTATATAACAAAGCTATAAAAGAAACCGACAAGGACATTAGAGCGTGGTATCAGCGCTTTGCAGACAATGAAGGTATTTCATTTGCAGAAGCCCAAAAAGTCCTTCAAAAAGGCGAATTAAAGGCTTTTAAGATGGATGTAGAAGAATATATTGAAAAAGGCAAAACGCTTCAATATTCGCAAAAATGGGCATCAGAGTTAGAAAGAGCATCGGCACGTGTTCATGTGTCAAGGCTGGAAGCGTTGAAGTTTCAGATGCAGCAGCATGTTGAAGAGCTTACAGCAAAGAAATCCGATAAAATAACAAACCTTATGAAAGATGTATATAAGGACAGTTATTATAGAGGTCTCTTTGAAATTAATAAAGGTGTTGGGATTGGCTCAACTTTCGCAAAGATAAATAAAGACCAGATAGAAAAGGTTATCTTTAAGCCATGGACTGCTGACGGTTCTAACTTTAGTGAAAAAATATGGGGCAAGCACAGACCTGAACTTGTCAAGAAACTTCATGATGGACTAACGCTTAATCTTATACATGGGAAATCGCCCGATGAACTTGTTAAAAAACTGTCTAAAGATTTTGAAGTTGATAAGCACAGGATAAAAACACTGGTTTATACAGAACAAGCCTATTTTCAATCATTGGCAACACGTGAAATGTATGAAAAAATGGGAGTTGAGAAATATGAAGTAAATGCAACTATGGACCACAGAACATCACAACTATGCAGAGAAATGGATGGCAAGGTTTTTGAAACAAAAGATTATATGCCAGGAGTTACCGCAAACCCATTTCATCCTAATTGCCGAACGACTACAACCCCATATATTGATGATGAATTTGAACAGGGCATGGAAAAGCTGGTTAAAAATGAAGATGGTTCTTATTACACTGTACCAGCAAACATGAAGTATGATGAATGGTATAGAGGGTTTGTTGAAGGAGATAAAAATACTCTTGATAAATTGAAACCAACAAAGAGTGCTAAAAAAGTTGAATCAATAAGAACGTTTGATGGTATAATAAAAATACCTAGTAGAAGTTATGATGATATTATTGAATATATTGCTAATATCGATGATACTTCTTTTAATTCAAATGTTAAAATTAAAATTGGTGATGAAGATAATATTTTGAAAGATATAATGGACGAAGTTGGTGCTTCGGGACTTCCAAAATCAATAAGTGAAGATGAATTTAATGTCTTAATAGAAAAGGGGCAACAGGCTTTATATCGAGGTGTTACTGATGAAAAGTTTGTAAAAGAATTTTTAGAAGGAAATGTATTTGTGGGACTAGGGGTTAATGGTAGTGGCATTTATACATCTAGTAGTAGAAAATACGCATTAAGATATGCAAACGAAATTGATGATAATGTAATGAAAATGCTGATAGATGACAAAGCTAAAATAATACCTATTGACAAATTATACAAAGATAAAAAATCTTTTATTAAATACATAGAATCAAAATTCAGTGGTAAAAAGAAAGATAAAATATTTAAAATCATTGCTAATAATGGAAAATTTGCTATATTGAATGGTTATGATGTCATTGATTTTGGTATGCATAAACTTGTTTTGAATAGAACTGTATTAAAGGTGGTGAGATATGATGGAAAAAATTAAAAGATTTTATGATCGATATTCAGACAGCGAAGAATATGGTAGGATACTTTCAAAAACAGCACCACTAGAAGTTGTAGAATGTTTTTGTAAGTATTATAATTCGTATTTGTTTGATGAAAATATGTCACCAGTAGAGGATATTCTTGACAAGACAAGAGAATACCTTGCTAAAAATGGATATGAAGAATATGTTAAAGAAGCGGATAAAAAATATTTAGAATTTATGGAAAGTATATTTGTTTAGGGCACTCACAATGAAATGAGTGCTTTTTTTATCCAAAAAATTAGAAAGGGGTGAAAAAGTGGATATTAAACTTACACTAGAAAGCAAACAATTATATCCAGCAGTTGTTAATTTAAGGCAATTTTCAAATAGTACGGATATATTAAAATTTGAAATGTCTGATTATATGTATGAAACAACTGATTTATCAAAACTGTACTGCTATGCAGTTTGTGATATGGGTGGAGAAATTGACGAAGTTAAACTTGAAACAGAAGTTGTAGAAAGTAAGCTAAAGATAACTTGGAAAGTTACTGGCTATACTACACAACAGGATGGGCATATCAATTATCAAATTGTATTTAAAAACCTTGATGAAGAACAAACTGTTTTGTGGTTTTCATATCAGGGTATTGTTTTTGTTAACAGTTCAATTGATGCGGATGGATATATAGCAGCTAACTACCCATCTATCCTGCAGCAGTGGGAAAAGAGAATGAATGATGCAGATTTTAATTATAATCAAGTTCTCGAAGAAGCAAAAAGGCAAACCCAGCTTGCTGCTGAAGAAGTGAAAAAAGCTGAACAGGAAGTAACAAAAGCGAAAGAACAAGTTCGTATTGCAACAGAACAGGCTAAAAATGCTACTTCTGAAGCAAATAGGGCTTCTTCCAACGCTGATAAAGCTAAGAGTGAAGCTGATAGAGCAGAAACAATGAAAGATGCCATAAACAAACTTATTGGATATGAACCAGTAGATGCGATTGGCATGGAAGTAGCACAGGCGCGTGGTAAATATGATTTATTAGGTGAACGACTTGATGCAATGGATGAAAAAGTAATAATCCAAGAGAAAGATGGGAGTACCAAATCAGCAGCATTTAAATTTATTGTTACTGATGAAATAAAAGTACCTGCATCTAATGAAATAAAAGTAAGCCCGAATATGGGTATTAAATTAGAAGACTAGGAGGAAATAGAAGAATGTCTAAATTAAATAAAGTAAGAGTACAACTGTTAGATGAGGAAACAGGCTCAGTATTAGAAGAAGTAGATGTTATGACAAGTGCTGATGCAGTGAGTTTTGCTGACGGTCAAACATTTCAGCAAAAACTAGATGCTGGTTTATTAAAAGGTCAAAAGGGCGATACGGGTGCGATAGGACCTAAAGGTGATACTGGACCTCAAGGAGAAACAGGACCTAAAGGTGCGACAGGCGATGTTGGACCTAAAGGAGAAAAAGGAGATACGGGTGAAGGATTTAGTATCTTCAAAACATATGCTTCTGTTGCTGCAATGAATGCTGATAAAGCAAATGTGCAACAAGGGAAATTTGTATTAATCGCTTCAAATACAGAAGATGTTGACAATGCTAAACTATATGTAAAAGGTGCAACTGATTTTACATTCTTAACCGATTTGTCGGGGGCTCAAGGTATCAAAGGAGAAAAAGGTAATACTGGGGCAACAGGTCCACAAGGACCGCAAGGTCTTAAAGGAGACACTGGAGCAACAGGTCCGCAAGGATCTCAGGGTCCAAAGGGAGATAAAGGAGATACAGGAGAAACGGTAAGAGTTGGTACAGATTATTCAACAGCAACTCAAGCAAAACTGTTTTTTAAATTAATTAATTAATTAAAAGGAGGAAAAAGAATGGCAATTAAAAAGGGTCAAATGACCGATAATGAAACGGGAGATTTATTATACTTTCAAACATCTTATGATATGGTTACAGATAAGCCTGCAAATTTTCCACCTTCAAACCATAATCACGATGATCGTTATTACACAGAAGCCGAAATGAATACCAAGCTAACCGCAAAGCTTGATACAACTGGTAATGCAAGCAATGTGACTAATACTTTTACACAAGCCAGTACACTTGCAAATTTAACAACTGGTGAAAAATTAAGTGTTTCATTTGGTAAAATTATGAAAGCAATTGCTGATTTGATTTCTCATATTGGGAATAAGTCAAATCCTCATGCGGTTACAAAGGCACAAGTTGGATTAGGAAATGTTACTAATGATGCCCAAGTTAAAAGAAGTGAAATGGGTGTGTCTAGCGGTGTAGCAACACTTGATACAACTGGTAAAGTACCTAGTTCCCAATTGCCTAGTTATGTTGATGATGTACTTGAATATACAAATAAAGCAGGTTTCCCTACAACTGGGGAAAGCGGGAAAATCTATATTGATAAAGCAACAAATATTACCTATAGATGGAGCGGTACCGCTTATGTAGAAATTAGTCCATCGTTGGCATTAGGTGAAACTTCAAGCACTGCATATCCAGGTAATAAAGGAAAAACAACAACAGACAATGTTAATGCGATTTTAGCAGGTACAAAAGTTGTACCTAAAGCAACAGATGCGAATACATTAGATGGTAAAGATTCAACCAATTTTGCCAGTGCAGCAGATTTAGCTAAGAAACTAGATAAATCAGGCGGTACTATGGAGGGCGACTTTAATATAGATGCTCTTTACTTTAAAATTAATACTGCCAGTGGATATAAACAGGTATTTGGGACAATACGTGGTGGTTTATTGGCATTGGGGTCTGACGAATTGCCTGCGGCTTTGTATGGTTATGATAAGAATCAAAAGCCACAATGGGTATACAAAGAAGGTTCGAACTATGTGTTTAAAGATTTAGCACTTAAAGATGATATTTACCCTGTTGGCGCTATCTATATGAGCGTTAGCCCAACTTCGCCCGCGTCTTTATTTGGTGGTACATGGACACAGTGGGGAAGTGGAAGAGTACCTATTGGTATTAATTCAAGCGATAGTGATTTTAATACCGTTGAAAAAACGGGCGGAAGTAAAGAATATGAACTTAGGGCATTGATAGGTGCAGTTGGAGGGAATGTAAATACTATAGGCTATGATAGTGAGCCAGTTGTACCTGGATATGGTTCTTATGATATGGTAATTGACGCTAGCGCAGGGGCTAAACCACAAGGAGCAAGCAATACTACCAGGGTTGTTAAAAGTGACGGTAGTTCACCTACAACAGTACAACCTTACATTACTTGTTACTATTGGAAACGTGTTTCATAAAGGAGTATAAACATGAGAGTTTTTAATGAAGATAAAACACAGGAATTAAAAGAATATGATTTAAATAAAGGACATTTGGAACTGGATAAATTATTTATTAGACATCACAAAGCTGTAGAAGAAATTAAGGAGCAATGGCACTACGAAACTATTGCGGAATATCCAAACGGTGGTAAGGATGTTGAAAAAATAATTGACGTTCCTTATCAAGCCCCTCAAGAAGAGTATGACGAATATGAAGATATTTATGTTTATATTCCTTATACTGATGAAGAACTTGAAGAATTGAATAAACCAAGTGAATTAGAAATATTAAAACGAGAACAGGAAGTAACCGCACAAGCGGTTCAAGATTTAATTTTAACAATGATGGGTGGTGAGTAAAATGGCTAACTTTTTAGTATATCGTATTTTAGATGAAAAATTAACGTATGACAAAGTACCTCAAGCGTTAAAAGCGGAAGTTAAGCGAATTTTAATCGAATTAGGACATGAAGAATTGATTAAATAATAAGGCACTCATTTGATATGGGTGCTTAAAATTAAATAACTATTGATAACTAAGACATACCTTTGTGGTGTGTCTTTTTTATATATCGGTCAAAACAAGACCTAAACATGAAAATTCATTGGTGGCAGTAACCACCTAAAAAAACTTAATAATGAAAGGATGAAATAAATATGAAAACAGCATTTTTAAAAGGATTGGGATTAGAAAAAGAAGTCATTGATGAAATCATGGCTGAAAACGGTAGGGATGTTGAAGCTGAAAAAACAAAAGCAAAGGATCTTCAAACACAACTTGATACTGCTAATAACACGATTAAAGAACGTGATAAGCAGTTAGAAACATTAAAAAACAGCCCTGATAACCCTGAAGAATTAAAAAAACAGATTCAACTGTTACAGGATGATAACAAAGCTGCTAAAGAAGCACATGAAAAAGAAATGAAAGATTTGAAAGTTGCTAATGCACTTGAAAAAGCATTAACAGAAGCAAAAGCAAAGAATTCTAAAGCGGTTCAGGCATTATTGGAATTAGGTGATGATGTTGAACTTAATGAAGATGGAACTATCAAAGGACTTGATGAAAAGATTAAGGCTTTGAAGAAATCTGATGCTTATATGTTTGACGATGCAAAGCCATCAACAAGTGTTAAAGGTGCAAATCCATCTAGCACTAATCCAAGCAATCCAATTGATCCAGGCTCTAAGAAACCACAGGAAAAATCCTATGAAGATTTTCTTGCTGAAGTAGAAGCAGAGCAAAACTAAATTAAAAAGAAAAGAGGTAAATATTAATGGGTAAACAATTTAATGCAAAAACGTTTAATG